AATGGTTCTGGAGTTAGTACTACAGGTAGGACTGTAGGCGGTTCAACAGTAACAATTAATAATATTAATTCTCAATTCAATAGCTCTACCATAACTAATGGTGTAGCTATGATGGTTAGTTCTACCGGTTCAGGTCAAGTATATAATTATCATAAAGCAACCTTAAGAGAGCAAGATATATTAAGTATAAGTACAGATATAGATGACTTTGGTAATAGATATCGAGTAGGTACTAAAACTGCTGATAATCATTCATCTAATGATGATGGAGACCTGTTCTTTGATACAGGTACAAATAAGATGTATGTCTATGATGGGGCATATAACTCAGGTGGTTCTTGGAAAGAAGTTACATCAGCTGGTGACTATAAGTCACTAGTTGTAAAGGATCATGATCAAGCACATAATGGTTCAGGACCAACATTTAACGGTTCTAATGAAGAATTCGATTTATTTGATGGGACTAGTGATGCTAGTATTGTATCTGCAATTCAGTTAATTGTAGTTCTAAATGGTGTTATCCAGAAACCTAACACAGGTACTTTCAGTGGAAGCGAAGAAGGTTTCTATTTGAATGATACGCATGGTATTAAATTCTGTGATCCTCCTGCAAGTGGTTCAACTCTATTTGTAACACAAATCGGAACAGCTACAGCTGTAGCAACAGTTGGTGATAATTCTGTTACAGCACCTAAAATAGATTTATCTTTAGTTGCTGGTGATTTAATTTATGGTAGTGGTACAGATGCTTGGGCTAGATTAGCTAAACCAGCTTCTAATAAATTCTTACGTAATACAAGTGGTGGTGTATTATCTTGGGAAACAGTTGATTTAGCTGCTGCTACTGATTACGCTGATAATGTTAAAGTCAGATTTGGTACAGGTAATGATCTAGAGATATTTCATAATGCGACAAATTCAGAGATAAAAAATACTGAAGGTATTCTCTTTGTAC